TTTCCTGCATTGCTCAAAGCAATGGCAACCGCCTGCTTCTGCGGTTTTCCAGCAGCCATTTCGGTCTTGATGTTCTGGCTGATTACATCTTTTGATCTACCCTTTTTAAGAGGCATTTCTCCGCTCCATAGCTTTACGTTGAACGTCAATACGCTCTCGGTTAACGTCGTTGCGGTTTTCTGCAATGTCTTCCTGACTCTCAATCCGTGCCGCGGATGTCGCCGCTTGCTGCTGCATCTTCTGCAACTCAATCAACATCTGGCCCTGATCTTCCTCTTTCTTACGCTGCAAGTCCTCTTGCTTGATCGCAAGCTCCTGCATCCGGATCTGAACCAACGGATCGTCCATCGCACTGCCCCCTGCAGGAAGAAGCCCTGGCAGAATCTCCGCCATGATCTTTTCCATCTGCATGGAAATCAACAGTTCCATCTGACCAGGGTCCTGCATGTCCTGCTGAACCTTGGCAATCTGCTGTTGCGCAGCTACGGGATCGATAGCCCCGCTCTGCGCTGCCAACTGAGCCTGCCCAATTATCGACTCGATCTCGCTCATAACCATCTTCCGAGCCTTCTGCGAAACGTGCTCCATAACGTGAGCGTAGAACGTACCCATAACCTGTGGAGACGTAGCCACCAGCGGAGTCTTCATGAACGCCATGTGCATCCGGATGTGCGCGTCGTGATCCTGCTCTGGGAAGGTATTCAAGATCTCGCCCATCAAAGCACGAGCATTCTCGATGGCAGGATCCAGTGGCTGCGGCTGGGGTGGAGGTGGGAGAATCTCGTCAATGTTTTGGACCTCAAGGGCCTGATACATTCGACGATACGCCGCATGAAGGTTGTGCATCTGTGGGTTAGATTGCGCAAGCTGCAACTGGGTCTGTGCCAACGTGACCCTTTGTGCCATCGAGAATATGTTTGGATCACTTACAGGAATAACATCAACGCGCCCGTCGAAGTCTTCCGCCATGATCATCCGATCACCGCCCGCCACATCGTATGGATACCCCTCCGCAGGCATGTTGTCGCCAAAGATCCGAGCCAACACACGGAACTCCTGACGCTGCGCATAGTGCAAGCGTTTATGAATAGCCGACATAACCTTCATGCCGCGCTCAAGCATAGCCACTGTAGTCCCTACAGGGGCCTCTGTGTTGCCGTCGCCTGTCTGCTGGTCTGCCAGTGACACAAAGCGCCTACCGCCCTCTATAAGGGCTCCTAGAAGCTGTGCCAGCGTTCCTGACGGCTCCTTGTACGGCAGTGGGATAATTGCATCCCTGATGTTGCCGCCAGGAGCGTCAATGTCACGCCACTCTCCAGGTTGTAAGGGCTCGTCATCGTTACGAACCCTTACGCCCCGAGCCTTGAACCCAGCTGGGAGGTTTGCCAGGGTCCCGGCGTCGATCAACTGGCGAAGAATACTTGTAGCTGCACGGCCCAAACCACCAATCATGTGGATCAAACCAAAGCCATAGAATCCCAGACCAGGCATAAACTTGTAGTGAACAAAATACTGCTGCTTCTTGGCAACTTCCGTGCCCTCTTCAAAGTTCCGGCGTATAGCAAGAACCTCACCGGAGCCCTCATCAATCGTCACAATGTACGGAAGAGCAATACCCGTTGGTTCCCCATCAGGGCCCATGTCCTCAAAACCTTCAAGGTCCAGGTCAACATGCATCTCAAGCACGGTGTAGACTTCGTCAGTATAGGTCTTAGATGTACCCTGCAGTTCGTCAATCTTCTGGCGAACCTCGTTGTTGTCCTCTTCATACTTGCTTAACTCTACCTCACGGTAGAAACCAGCAATCTGCATCTTGCGTACTTCGTTAGCATCCATCCGAAGAACATGAGTTACACGAGACGCCGTAGCCAAATCAGAGGCCGCATAAGGTACAACCAGATCTTGAGCAGGGATAAACTTGGACACCGCCCGCTGTTTAGCTTGGTCAAAGTACACCTTCTTAAAGGTAGAACCCGATAGCGGTAAATAGAACAGAAGCTGATCCATATCCGGATCAAACTCTTCCATCACTTCCATGATCTGGTAGTTCATGAAATCCTTAACACGAGCAGCCTGCTCCTCGCGCTGGGCGTCCTGTAAACCCAAGACCTGAGTCTTTACAGGGCCACCAGAAGGCAGCAACTCTTTGTAAGCCTGCGCCTGAAACTGAGTAACACTCTCCGCAATCAGCGGGTGCGTGACTCCAGAAGCTCCTTCAAACGGGACAGTACGCTCTTGGTACTTGACTCCAAGCTGATCCAAACCCTTTGTGTAAGTCTCTTCCCACTCTGAACGAGATTCCATATCATCGTCAAAAGACGCCCGAAGGTCCGACGAAATTTCTCCAAGATACCCATCATCTAAATACTCCGCTAAGTTCGCATTGTGAGGTACTTGCTCTTCCTGCTCCGCAGACATCATCATTTCTTGAAGCGCCTGGACAATCGCCCCGCCCTCGCCGTCAGGCATAACCTCGGCTCCATTGGGAAACATTTCAGCTTGAGCCTCAACGGGAACTTCGACCGAGGCTTCTGTAGGAACCATGTCTTCAGAGGTGATTCCAGAATCTATAAGAGGTGGCAATGCCATCAGTAGTACTCCCGTTTACGACGGTACTCGTCGTGTTCTTCTTCCTCGCCAAGCAGTGAGACAAAACCGCCCTGCCTAAAGCGCATCAGTGCTAACGTCATGCTATCACAAAAGTCGTCATGATCGCCATTAGGAAATGAAACTACTTCTTCGATAACTTCATCAGCAAACTTCTTGTCGTTTGGTGCCCATACTACACCAGCTTCGAACAATGGCGCAACCATGTGCATCCTAGTGACCTTATCGCGCCCTTTTCCTGGCGAAAATCCTAACGCAGGAATACCCCGAAGCCGCAACTCGTCAATAAGAGGTGTACCCGTCGCTTTCGCTTCGACCACAACCATGTCCGGCTCCCAGTATTCGTGCTCTTCATACGCAACTTCCTTTAGTTCAGGGAAATTCCACCGACCTCGCCGCGCATCCAGCAATATCAAATTGTCAGACCCGCCCTCCTCCGGCTCAAACACGCCCCAAGTCGTAATCGCGCTGTAATCCGCAGATTCTTTCTTGGAAAACGCCGTATCATAAGACTGAATGATGTATTTTACAGGAGGAATCTCTTTCTTCTCCCACGATTGCCACCACTCCCGCTTAATAATCGCAGAATCAGAACTCGTCGGCGTCTGCTGCCACTGCGCATTCCATTTTTGCACAGGCAATGACGCCTTGATCGACAACAGCGCGTCTTTATCCCAGAACTCAGGCCACAACGGCCTGTCAGACGGCAGAATTGCAGGAAATTCCACAACCTCCCACTGATCCGCCATGATATCGCTGCCCTGCGCGGCCAACAAACGGCCTGTCAAGTCTTTTTTACCCCAACGAGTCATAACAATTATGATCGCACCGCCAGGTTGAAGACGCTGACGGGGTCCAGAAGTGTACCACTCATACGCATTGTCAAACGCACTCTCACTCAAAGCGTCTTGCTCCGAGTGTGGATCGTCAATTACAAACAAATCCGCACCACGACCCGTAACCGCAGCCCCAACACCCGCCGCAAAGTACTCGCCGCCCTTGTCAGTCTGCCATTTACCAGCGCCCTTGTTGTCTTCTTTCAGATTGGTATCAGGGAAGATGTCCTTATATTGTGGATCGTCTATAAGGTCCCTGACCTTGCGACCAAACCGAACCGCCAACTCAGTGTTGTGTGTCGCCTGAATAATCTTGAGCTTCGGATTTCGGCCCAAGAACCACGCAGGCATCAAGAAACTAGCAAACTCAGACTTAGAATGTCGAGGCGGCATGTTGATAATCAACCGCTTCAACTTGCCCTGCGCAACTAACTCCAGCTTTTCCGCAATAACACGGTGATGCTGGCCCTCAATAAAGTTCTCATACACATGATGAGCAAACGGCATGAAATAATCATGCGCTTTTTCACGAGTGTCCAGCCGCTTCTTGGCCTCGGTTAAGGCCAAGATCTCCTTTAAAGCGTCCTCTGGTAAGGCTTGTAAGTTCATGCGCTTCTAACTGTTGGCTGTACACGTTCGGTTGAAGTAGTAGTCTTTCTGCGCTGCCCAGGTCCTACACGTCCTATGTTGCCAGCCAGACCCGTGTAAGCTCTCGTTCCAGCGCCCGCGCGTAGACGGGTTGTTGATACAGACTTCTGACACATCGGACCATCTGGACCCTCAACCATGGTGTATCCCTCCGGACACTCGGTAATCGTCTCTCCGTTTTCATCAGTAGACGTGATCACAGGTACAAAGGTGTCATCCTCGTCAAGATCAACTGTGACATCGCCGCCCGGTTCTACTTCGTCTTCGTCTTCGACATCGACCTGGACCTGGACTTCTTCTTCGTCAGGCGGTTCGATCTCTGTAAGCATAGATATATCGTTATCAACCACTGGAACCACCGTAGTCTTACTATCAGTGGTTTGATCCGTTAAAGATCCTGATATTTCAGTAGCAGTGCTGTCTATTGCGTCGTCTATGTCTTGAGCAACAGTCACATCCGTAGTGCCATCTAAGGCTGCAGCGGTGCTTAAATCCGTAGTGCCATCTAGTACAACCTCTGTAGTGCCATCGGCATCCATGGTCTGATCTAAGTCCAGAGTATTAGCTACCGTAACGTCTGTGCCACCGGGAACAGTGTCCACATCCGAGGCTCTAGGAATTGTAAGATCTGTTCCTGGTTCCACAACCTTTTCACCCGCAACGTAAGTGTCTTCCCCACTTTGTCCCGTAAACAACTCCCCCCTGTCGTACAGTTTTCCGTCATCTCCAGTGCGGAGAATCGCAGTGTCAGGTTTTATGGAAGCTATGCCAGTACTATCAACTGTAATAGCGCGTGGATCTGGTTCCGCTGAACCAGTTGGAACACCAGAAGTGACCTCGTCAAATACCTGAATCGCAGCAGTAAGATCTTGGCCCGGTTCTACCGTAGCGACATGATTAGGGTCGCCTGTGGTTTTATTTGTAAGAGTGGTGGTGCCGTCTGGATTAGTGACAACATCGATCTCAGAACCACCAAACGATGTCCTCGTTCCTGGGCGTCCAGGTGCCGTGCGAACCTCATCCGAAAGAAGCGGATCTATTGTAGCCCCTGGAACAGCGTCTTGAGCAATAGCCCCAATGTCTGTCATAGACAAACCTGTAGCCTTAGAAATATTTTGAGCAACTTCTATTGGCAACGAACCAGTCGTTTCAATCTGATTTCTAATAATCTCCGCCGCTGCCATCGCGTCCAAGGAGGTAGCAAAGCTGTCCTGAACTTCAGGCGCTGCCGCCGCTTCAGTAACACGCTCATAAGCCGTCTCAACACCACCAGGAGCCGCCAACTGACCTGCAGTCGGACTTTTACTAGGGTCATAGACTGCCGGATCAGCTATAACAGAGTACTGCCCCTCTATAGTTTGAGGTGCGCCTGGGGCCGATGGCTGACGAGGAGCCGTAAACCCTGGAGTAATACCAGATGTGTCCATACCGCCGTAAGGAGCGACAACAGGCTGACCCATAACCGCCGCCTCGTCCGCCGCGTCTCGCCGCTGCCTTGCGCTCAAGCCTTGAGCGACAGCAGAGCCAACTGTCGCTGCGCCCGTACCTGCCACACCCTCAGTCGCTGCCGCGCCGACGATGTTTTTGGTCGGGTCAAAGTCT